ATGAGATTGGCTGACCTCACACCTATTTCTCATAAAGACTATTCCTTTATATCAGGTTAGGAAGACTTTCCATGCATAGGTAGAGTCTCTCGGAGCTTAGTAGGTTAACGTCACCTCCTTCAAGATGATACTTAAATGGTGGTTTGCATGCCTGACACTTACTGTTGGATTTATGCTCTTTCTACTTTCCTGAAAAATAATCAAGACTAGGAAAGTATACGATTGTGCTAAGATATCGCTAACAAGATTGGTCCTGCAGGTATTGACTACTCTAGATTCGCGTAAATCTGTCAATCCTTAAGTATCCGTATTAGTTGTATGGATGCTATGGAGCCTATATTGCCTTCTTGCACCAAGAACAGTCAAAGTATTATCATCAGTCAGACTTCGCCTAACGTGTACCATGCTTACGTCTAGTTCGATAAGAATAGCAGATTCAATATAACAGCTAAGAGGTTATACTCTGCCGTGCTTAACTCTGCAGTAACAAACTAGACGTCTAAAGATAAAGTTACTAAAGTCAGGCAAAATAGAACAGTGAACCGCGGTAAACAAAGCAAGAAAGTTATCTAGAAGTCAGTCGCTAAACAAGATCAAGATTTTTAAGTGGTCGACTACAAGCTACTGAAAGAACAGACTCATCAATAAGCTTTGAACGCATACAAAGAAGAAAGAATTCAAGAAGCCTATTCCAGTGCTATCTAACACAGGATAGATCAGATGTGCTACTTTGTAAGGAGTTTACAATATGCTAACCTTCCTTCACACAGTATCACGCAAGAGTCAGAGATTGGTAAGTGTTCATTGATGCTATAGACTCAAATCGATTAAGGCGCTTTGAGTTGCACAAGCTAACAAGTATTGAAGTACTACGCTAAGATAGTATGTACTAGAAGGAGACCAAACCATCTAGTGTAAATTGTAGGTAACAAGACCGTCCCTGACAAAGTATTCTTGGTGAACGGATTATTAAAATCTTTGAAAGATTTGTTCGCTGCTAACCAACAAGACGAGTTCACTTTCTAAAGTACTATCAAAACTTTTCCTGGATGTAATAGTATTGGGCTTACTAAGCCTTTGCTGTATGATCTGTATCACCCAGAGCTCATACCCGTTCAACAAGCAGTCAATGCGGAGGTACATAAAGGCATCTCCCTACAAGGGGACAAGATTCAGTGCAACCCTAGAGGAGTACTATCAGGAAAGTAGATCTAGTACTTATAAAACCTTGGGTTAGCAGGTAGCCACGAGTCTATAAAGAATCAGAGGACATTCAATGGCGGCCACAACTTTATGAGGTACTGCAGCGATCTCATGTAGACTTAGAGCTTGACTTAGATTTAAGACCTTGCTAGCAACCTAGTCATTGATCTAGGAGCTAAGTACGACAGAACCCCGAAGCTCCTTACATCCGTCTAATACCTCCCAGTTAGACCGGACTTAGACGAGTACGACAACCTGTACCACAGGAATCATTAAAAATCTTACAAAGAGTTACAACAAGCTCAGCCTAGACTATTAAACTTAATATAGTCTCCTTTGTTAAAGATAGAAGAGTTCGGAGATCAACTAGTACTCGTATTCGCAGATTAATTACTACGTATAGACTAATCTCCTTTCGCTAACGTGTATTTGTTAGTCAACGATGTTCATTATTATCTGTCAGAATTAAGCGTGTAATGTTAGAGCAACAAATTACAATTCATGGTTTCAGGTATCCAATTCTATCCAATCCCTGGGATGTATAACTTGCCTGGACGGGAAGGTCATTTCACTGTAGATTAGCACTAGAACGTCACTATGAACTGCAGGAGTAGTGGTAGGTCATATCTACACCCAAATGTAGTGCTCTAGGACTAAAGCACTATTAACAGAATTATACCACTAGGATGGATCAACTTCTTCTAAGCGTCTTTCAGAGGTAACTAGTACTCAACACCTTTCAGAAGACTTCCAGATCTGATTACTAAACAGAAACACGTGTAGGGCAGTTTCTTCAGGAAGTACATAGAGGATATCAAATAATCTACATAAATTCTCTTCTAAAATACTTACTCTTAGTACCTATAAGACGATACTGATACTATAGTGATAACAGGGGAAGCCTGGAAAGATCAGTACATACTCGATTGTCTTGGGAAGGATGTCTAGAGCTTGAAAGTGCTCACTAACGGTAAGAAAGTCCAATTAGTTCACTAGCCTACTAGATCGTATAGGTCCATAATACTCTCCGCGATTGGCTTGCAGAGAGAGGTAAAAGATCTAGAACTAAGCAACAATAATATGATGGTCAACGGCTACAGTCAACAGATACAAGGGGTTAATTAAACCATCAGCATCCCAGAATTTAATCAACATTCCAAGTAGTATAAACAATTATTATTACAAGAGTAAGAACAACCAAAACCTACTATCCCTCGAGAGAAGGCTACTCAGATCAATACTTATACCGAAGATTACTTTGTCAACAAGCCTTACATGGAAATCTAAGACCTCCCGAAACATCTTCCATTTAGTCAACAATATTCCGAGTATCACACTTCTAGTATGGGTAAACTTTCTCGTTATTACTAAGAGAATATTGGCCTCAGTATCAAAAAAGGTTTACTGGTTTAACCAGACTACAATTGTTTGAACATATCTACCGGATGGAAGCCTGAATGTCAGAATTACGAGTTCCATAGCAAAACGATCGACAATTTGTTCTATGGATTATATCACAGATTCTTCGCTTCTCACTTGTACTTAGATGACACTGAACTAGGTATGTTCAAAGAATTCTGCGAGAAAGTATATCTGCCTCCCATTAAAAAGAAAATTTAAAACTATGATTATAGCTATGTTAGAGATTACAATCCAATGAAAGACATAAACTCTAGAGAAAATTTCAGTCAAAACAAGAAAGACGCATACATGAAACAACTCATCTTGGAGTGTCAGAACTCTAGAGTAGACAGTGGCAGTTTCAACACCATGATCAAAGGAGGAGAAGTCTACAGCGCTGAACCTAATAAGTTCACATAACACTCAGTAATCGACGTCTCAGAAAGACCAAGAACGATCTGTAATCCCAGTTCTGAGTACTGTGGTTTACTCACTTTACTGTAGACTTTGTTTTGGAGGAGTTTGAAGAACGCTATGCCAGGATTCATTCAAGGTTATAACAAGAAATAGCTGCAGAAGATCTTTACTAGTAACGTAAAGAGAGACATGTTAAGCCATTCCATAGACGGTAGTGCTTTTGAGAGCACACAACACACAGCTCTAAGAAGAGTAGCAGTAGATCCTATAACACTCTTACTAGTAGATAAGATTTTTGAACAGTTATAGCAGAATGAGTGGTTCATAAATAACGTGACTGACATCTAGTAGTTGAAAACTAGTTTCAAGTAGTTATGTACTAATCATAGGAGCATACTGTTCGTGCAGTTACCTGGCATTCGTTTAGAAAAATGGCCTTAAGAAATCATTGAAGTCTTTCGAAAATCATAACCATAACATTCTGCGTTGCAGTCACCATGGGAAGATTTCATGTACTACGATATTAGCGGTATGACTTTCAGCGGTCACCCTTTTACAACGTACTTTAATACCTCATCTTCTTTGGCTTACGGTGAGTATTATTTGTATTGTTAGGGTTAGAGGGTACATGGTCAATACTTCATTTGGGCAGCAGGAGATGACATGGTGGTTTGGCACTTTCTTGATATATCTTAGTCCATACTGTTAAGGACATCTAGGAGTAAGAACCTTTCATATACTGGACTAGGATAATGCGTAAAGGAAGTATTGGTATCTACGTTTGATCAGTACGATTTTTGTTCCAAGTGGGTTTTCAACGGAAATCAGTGGAGAGATTATGGGAAAGTGCTCACTCACAAAATGACATACAACAAGCGTAACTAGCAGCTAATAAAAAATCCTAGTTTACACGCACTCGCCATCTTCTAAGGTATAAAAAGTGAGAAAGCCTCTTTACTACTCGAATAAATATGCTACTAGCGATATAAATAGTTGCCAGCTACTGCATACTCAGACTCAGTTAACAAGTACAACAAATATTGCTTAGTCGAAGAAGACGTCTAAGTGCAGTACGTGGATGAACCCTATATCAACCATAAGTTAGGTATCAGTATCTACAACCTGCTTATGATGTATGAATACAACAACCCTAAGATAAATGGTAGGAGAGACGATCTTCAGTAATAAATAATTATCAGAACTTAATAACACAGAATCCCTCATTACATGAAGAAAAATAATGTATAACATAAAAAGTAATAATAATAAAGAAGAACTTAGCCTAGACCTCAGTATAATTAGCAGAAGAATAGAAACCTAAATAAGTTTAACGGATAACCTAGATAGACAAAGCCATTAAGATAGCAGAGAGTCTAACCCACTAATAGTCTTGGAGTCAATCGAGTAAGACATCGCGAGATGTTAGTTGAGTCTGTGGGGATTTCTCAGTCGTATGTTTACTAGGTTAATGCAGGCAATCAATACTTGATGCCTTGGTTGTCTAGTATTGCCACAGGCTATGAGAAGTTTAAAATTAATTCCATGTCATTAGAGTATTGCAGTACATGTTCGGCTACTGCAGAAGGCTATGTAGTCATAGCTTACGACACAGACCCTGCAGATGTTTCCGAAGCCCCTGGGCTGACTTTTACAGAATTATCTAATTTTAAATATCGCAAGTAAATATAAGCATATAGTAACGGAAAGTTAGACATAGATGCAGAGGCAAAGAAGAAAAAGTTTTACGTAGGTACTCCTAGTTCGAGTACACAAGTTAGTCTCACAGACTACTATCCAGGATATTTCACAGTGAAGAGTAGTAACAGCAATGCCTTACTGTTAGGTCAATTGTACATCAATTATGATATCTCACTGTATGATCCTCAACCAAGCGAGGCAATCAACTAATGGTTAGATAACATCACAAATATAACGTACATCGCTCCAGCGGCTTCCTCATCTACACGATTCCCTAGTAACAGTATCACAGCGCCCGGAATCAAGTACAAAATTAGCACTATAAACGCTAATTAGATAGATTTAGTCTTTGATCGAGACTTCATGGGTACTATAGCTTTAGATACACAATATGCTCAAGCGCCTACAATAGACGCTTCGGGCGTATTGATTGCAACATTGTACGCAACAGTACTTCCAGCAGTGATAAATGCAGCTATTGGTAATACTTCCGTCTTATAACAGGTGTTTAGCGTTAAGAAGAACGGCATCGTGTCACTTAAAGCTGATGTTAATCCAACAATAGTGAAGAGTCTGGTAAAACTTTTCATTAGTGCGGTTGGTCCATCAAGCGCTTGAGAGATCTACTGAGATCTAGCGAGCAACAAAGCATCGC